ATGGTGCATATGGATTTAATGTTTATAAACTTAATATGGGGTTAGTGCCAAATATTCACTTAGCTAGTGACAGAGTGGCACACAATACTCAAGATAAACATATAACATCAAAATTTGATAAGTTCTGGGAAAAAGTGCCGAGAAAGATTGCAAAAAAGAAATGTCAGAAGATATATAATAACTTGGTAAAGTCTAAAGAAGTCAGCGAAGATAGATTGATTAGTGCTATGGAAAGATATGCTGAAAGTGTAAAGAATACTGAAACAGCTTTTATTGTGCATGGTGCGACTTGGCTTAATCAAGGTAGGTGGGAAGATAAGATAGAGGTTAAAGTAAAAAATAAGAATTGGTTAGCTGGATAAAACTAAAATAATTGGAGCAGACAATGAGCAAAAACTTAGATGGCATTTATACTTGCCGAGATATATATAAAGATATTAAAGATTTGTATGAAGGCAAAACACAAAAACAATATGAAACAGGCTTTGATAATCTTGATCCCTTACTAAAAATTATTAAGCCTTCTTTTATGCTGATTACTGGTACACCGAACTCTGGGAAATCTAGCTTTACTTTGGACTTAGCTCAACAGTTGGCAAGACTACATGATTTTAAGTTCTGTATTTATTCTCCAGAAAGTTCATTAAGCCGAAATGTTGCAAGGTTGGTAGAAAAATATTGTGAAAAACCATTTGATAAAATGTTCAGTAATAGAATAACTGAAGAAGAATTAAATCACGCATTGGCTTTTATTAATGAGCATTTCTACTTTATTGATAAATCAGACGACAGCCCAACGATTTCATGGATTTTGGAAAAAGCTGAAATATGCAGACAAGAGTTCGGTATAGATTGTCTGATTACTGACCCATATAACGAGATTAATCCATCTAGAGCAAACATGAATGAAACTGAACATATCTCTATTCTTATATCCGATATAAAAAGGTGGAATAGACAACATAATATGATAACTATGATGGTGGCTCACCCAACAAAACAAACTAGAACAGCCGAAGGTCAGTTTGTGGTCAATTCACTCTATGATGTGTCGGGAAGTAGCCATTGGAACAATAAATGTGATGTTGGGATTATTGTTACTAGAGATTATGAAGATGAATCAACTCTTATCAGAGTTGCTAAGATAAGGGAGATAGATGTACAAGGCAGCATAGGAGCTTGTAAAATGAGATGGAGTTCAGCTAAGAGAGTATTTATACCAGACATGAATTATGAAAGTTAATTATGACAACAAAATTAAAAGATTTTAAAGTTTTACCGATAAAAAATAAAGAAACTTACTCTTGGTTGCTTGAGAAACATTATGCAAAGAGAATACCAAGCATTGTTTATTCTTTTGGTTTATTTAACGAAAATAAAAATTTAGTTGGAATTATAACTTATGGAATACCAGCTTCAAGGTCTTTGGTCATTGGTATTTGTGGAAAAAAATATGCAGAGTATGTTTATGAATTAAATCGTTTATGTTTACAAGATAATAAAAAAAACGAAGCATCTTTTCTTATATCTAAATCTATGAAAATGTTACCAAAGCCATCAATAGTTGTAAGCTATGCTGATAGCTCTGCAAATCATAATGGATATGTATACCAAGCCACTAATTTTATATATACAGGCTTGTCTGATAAAAGGACTGAATGGCGAGAAAAAAATACAAATAAACACAGCAAGACTATATGTGAACAATACTCTTTGAGGGAAAGGCAAAATAATCCAGAAAAATTTTATGTAATGGAAAGACCAAGAAAACATAGATATATATATTTTAATGGTGATAAAAAAGAAAAAAAAATTTTGCACAATTCTTTAAAATATGAAATACAACCATATCCAAAAGGTCAAAATAAAAAATACGATAGTGGTGAACAAGTAAATACACAGCAAATTTTATTTTAAACAATGGAGCAAACATGATTAATAAAACAGTAACTAAATTATGGCAAGGCAAATACACAAGTGTTAGAGATTATGAGATAGACAAAGCTATCCGAAAAGGTGGCTTAGTTATTCACTACAAAGATAAACAGATGAATATAAGTGTAGATGAATTGAAACGATTGAAGCCAACAGGTAAATTAATTCAGTCAAATTATAAGGGAAGTTATAGATTGGTTGATGTATTGTTTAAACCAGAAACAGAAGATAGAAAACAAGTTAAATTGTTTTAATTGATTTTTTTTTATTTTTACCTTATAAAAGGTATATATGCCTAAAATAGTCAATAAAACAGAAGAAAATTCAAGAATAGTAACGCAGTTATCTGGGCTTGGATTGCCACATGAGCAGATATGCTCCATGTTAAATATATCAAAACCATCACTTTATAAGTATTATCAAGAAGAATTATTGAATGGCAAGGCGACTGCAAATGCTAAAATATCAGAGAATCTTTTTAAGATTGCCACAGGTACAGGCAGAGAAGCTGTAACAGCTTGTATATTTTGGCTAAAAACACAAGCTAGATGGACTGAAAAACAAGTATTGGAGATTCAAGATGGCACAGAGCAAGATGATAAATTTAGACAGCTCATCACAGACATTCAAAGAGCTAAACTCACAGAAAAAGACAGCGACAATACTACTCATTGATTGGTATGCGAAAGCCAGAAATAATCAAATAGTTGTTGATGAAGATGATTATAATATCCAATTATTCTTAGCTGGTAGAGGTTGGGGAAAGACAAAGTGCGGAGCTATGGATATAATTCAATATTGCTTAGTCAATCCAAATGTTATTTGTGGTGTGATTGCTCCTACTCATGGGGATTTAAGAAAGATATGCTTTCAAGGTGAATCTGGAATATTGTCTGTATTGGATAAAGACATATTGGCTGAATCTGGATATAACAAGTCAGAAAGTGAAATCACTTTTTATAATGGTAGCAAGATCATAGGATTCCCAGCAATAGAACCAGACAGGTTAAGAGGTGTGCAGTTTCATAGAGTTTGGTGTGATGAACTTGCGTCTTGGCGATACAGGGAAACATTTGATAACTTGATGATGGCTTTGCGATTAGGCGAATCTCCAAAATGTATTATTACCACAACTCCTAGACCAACAGAGCTTGTTAAAGAATTAGCAGTTAGGTCAGACACCAAAGTAATCAAGGGAAATACTTTTGAGAACATTGATAATCTTGCTCCATCTGCTATTAAAATGTTAAAGGAAAGATACGAGGGAACAAGGCTTGGGCGACAGGAACTTTATGCAGAGATATTGGAAGATGTAGAAGGTGCATTATTTCATTCTACAAATATTGAAGAATCAAGAATAGAAGTTACTCCAGAAATGCAAAGAATTGTTATTGCCGTTGATCCAGCAGTAACAGCCAATTCAAATTCAGATGAAACAGGAATTATTGTTGCTGGTAGAGGTGTTGATAATCATTTCTACATATTAGATGATAAATCTGGTGTATTCAGCCCAGATGTTTGGATAAAACGAGCAATAGAGTTGTATTATAAGTTTGACGCAGATAGAATAGTTTGTGAAGTCAACAATGGTGGGGATTTAATTGAAAAACTTTTACGAGTGCAAGATGTGAATGTACCTTATTCATCAGTCAGAGCAACAAGGGGAAAGATGTTGAGAGCAGAGCCAATAAGTGCATTGTATGAACAAGGAAAAGTTCACCATGTGGGTTATTTTAAGGAGTTAGAAGAACAGATGTGCAGTTACACTCCAGACACAGTAAAAAGTCCAGATAGATTAGACGCACTTGTTTGGGGAATAACATCATTGATGAACTCTGGTAAAGCAATTTTTAGAATCAGTTGAGGATTATATAATGGGATTATTTGATAGATTCAAAAAACAAACAGAGCAGATTCAAAGAAAAGAAGCTCCTAGAGTGCTGTTTAATAAGATACAGGCATATCAAGGCAAGAACAATAGAAAGTACAAAGACTATGCCAAAGAAGGCTATCAAGAGAACGCAATCGTCTATAAATGCGTATCAATGATTGCTAACAACGCAAGTGCAGTTAAG